ATGTCTCTCCCGAATCCGACGATGACCGATCAACGGATAGCGCCGCCGCTTGGTCTGCTTTACATCGCGGCGATGATCCAAACGAACGATGCAGCCAAAAGCATCGAGATCATCGATCTGGCAACGTTGAACGACACAAGTATCGACTCATGCTACCGGCAGCTCAATGGTATCGATGCTGACATCATCGGCGTCTCGATCGCCAGTACACAGATCAGCTATGGCAGTGCAGTGTGCCGTTATCTTCGTGCGGCTCTGCCCGATGCCATGATCGTCGTCGGCGGGCCACACCCGACATCGTTGCCAGAGGAAACGCTCGCCGGCACGAAAGCAGACGTCGCAGTTGTTGGCGAAGGCGAGATGGCGATGCTCGATATATGTCGCGGTGAATCAGTGATGCGCGTTGTGCAGCAGCCGAGGGTGGCGGATCTCGATCGATTGCCGCTGCCCGCGAGGCATCTGCTTGATTTCACGCAGTACACGCGCACGATCGGCGGTGCGCCTGCGACGAATATGATTACAACACGTGGATGCCCTGGCTGTTGTGCGTTCTGCGATCAGGATATGTGGCATGGTCCGCTGCGGTGCCATAGTGCTGATTATGTGCTTGCGGAGATTGATGATATCTACGCGACAACCGGGATTCGACGCATTCTTTTCCTCGACGATACTCTCACGCATGATCGCAGCAGAATGATGGCGATATGCGATGGCTTGCGTGATCGCGGCACGGTATGGCGTGGATGGACACGTGCCGACAAGGTCGATTCTGAATTACTCGCGGCAATGAAGCTGAGCGGATGCCATGCGCTGTGCATAGGCGTGGAGAGCGGTAGTGACGAGGTGCTGAGACGCATACATAAGGGTATCACGTCAGTGCAGAATCTCGAGGCTGCGCGTATGATACGCGAAGCTGGAATATACCTCCGCGTGAGCATCATCGTCGGCAATCCAGGAGAAACGCCTGAGACGATCGAGGAGACGAAACAGTTCATGCTCGCCGCGCAGCCAGACGACTGGATCGTATCAACATTCGTCCCGGTCGTCGGTTCGCCAGCGTGGCGGCACCCGGAGCGATATGGATTCAAGTTACTGCATAGGAACTATGAAGATTACTACGTCGTCGGCGGAGAGCAGCAGAGCGGCCTCGTGATGGAGCTCGACACGATGAGCAATAACGATTTGATGAAACAGCGGGAGAATCTCATCGCTTGGTTGAACATAAATGTACCACGTAAGCCGGAGCTTACAGTGCAATAGCCAATGGGAGGCATTTGAAATGGACAAGAGAATCGGTCTCGGTGATAGAGTAAAAGATGTCATTACGGGTAAAATAGGCATCGTTTGCGCAGTAACTGACTGGCTTTATGGTTGCAGACGTATCACAGTGCAGCCAGAAAAGTCAAAGGGTGGAGAACAACCCGGGGCATTCACCGTCGATGAACCCCAGTTACAAATCGTAAAAAAGAGCGTAATTGAAGCGAAGGTGAGCTACGCAGAACCGACGCACCAATCGAACCACGGCGGAAGACCGGATATAAGTCGCGCCGCTATTCCATCAAGAGGATGATCTATTCTTATCAGATAAGGGTGCCCAAGATAAGACTGTGCGGCGAGTGGGTGATCTTGCCGATGAGGAATCTAAAGAGGGATTTATATACAAAGTTACCTATTTTCTTTAGGTTTTGGGTATCTTTGTATATAAGTCCCTCTAAAGAAATCATGAAGACGGTGATCATCTACGGCACCCGCGCAGAGATTATCAAGCTGCGTTCGCTCATAAGATTCATGCCACATGCAGTAACGATTCATAGTGGACAGCAGTCGAGTCGAGAAATGATTGATGTGTTCCTCGATCAGCTCAATGTGCGAAAACCGGATATATCATTATCTGTGCGAAATGATTATCAGGTCGGATTGCTGGCAGAGCGGTTCTTTGACACGCTAATTCAGTTAGAGATCGAGCGTGTTATAGTACAAGGCGATACAAACACGGCACTCGCCGGTGCACTCGCGGCCAATGCGCTCAGGTTAGAGCTTGTCCATATCGAAGCCGGGCTGCGCTGCGGCACGCGCATGGTAGAGGAGCAGAATCGCATCGTCATCGACTCGCTCGCCGACGATCTGTTCGCGCCGACGATGCGGGCGGCGGGGAACCTCTCGTGCGAGGGGCGGGTCGACGTCCCCGTGACTGGAAACACTGGTATTGATGCGTTCCTGGAATTCTGGCCGGGGCACGGGACGGCGGAGCATCACCTGCTAACGCTGCATCGGCCGGAAAACGTCGACTGCACGCACTGCCTCAATCACATCATGCACGAGATGAGTCAGGTTGCCAAGATGAGTGGCATGCCGGTGATGTTCCCCGCACATCCGAGGACCAGAGCCGCGAATGTCTATCCCGGCGTGAGGCGAATCGGCCCAGTCAGATACGTCAAGATGCTTGATCTCCTGTCGAAATCCGCGATGGTGTGGACTGATAGCGGCGGCATGCAGGAGGAGGCGTGTGCGGCAGGCATCCCATGCGTGACGATCCGCGAGTCCACGGAGCGGCAGGAGTCCGTTGAGGTCGGAGCGAACATCGTAATGCGGGAGAATCTTGCGGACGCGCTGAACCACGTGTTCCCGAAAGAGTGGAATAGGAACATTTACGGCAACGGCAAAGCAGGCGAGAAGATAGTGGAGATGCTGAGCGATGCGCGGTGAATCGTCGGTCATCTGCCAATCGGTTATCGAGAAGATCGTGCGCTGCCCGCGTGGGAAGTACGCCCTTCCTCGAGACATGCATTACAGGCACCGCAAGAACGGCGTGTGCCTCTGCAGCGACGGCAGCGACCCGATGCCCGGGTCATATGTGCCGAATGATATATTTATCGACATGGACAGGGAGAGCATCGAGCAGTGGATCATCGAGGTACGGGATCAGGCGAGGAGAAAAAATGTGATGAATGAAAGTCGTATGGATTAGTGAAATACAGAAGCTCACACCGACCAACGCTAATAATTTCTATAGGCTGAAAATTCCTGTTGACGAACTGAAGCGCATTGGTGTAAACTGCACAATAGAGGAATTCAGCGACCCGTCCTCGGTCACTACCGCAGACGTTGTCGTGTTCCATCGCCTCGCACTACTCGAGGCAGGGGTCGCATTCAGGCGAGAGCTACAAGGCGAGCTGGGAATAGCTTGCGTGGCGGAATACGACAATCAGTATTTCAGAATACCGTGGCACAATCCATTCTATCCACGCGCCGCTGACGCTACCCGTGTCGTCGAATCACAGCTCCGCGAGTGCGACACGTTCACCACTACCACTGAGACGCTCCGACGCGCCTTCAGGCCATATAGTTACCGTGGCCACATCTGTCCAAACTGCTGGGATTTCACGTCAACGCCGCTTGTTGAGCCGACGAGGCGGCAGCCGGGAGAGAAATTCCGCATCATGTTCGGCGGCTCCAATCACCACGCGTACGATCTCCAACTCTGCCTATCTGGGCTACGTATTCTAATGGAGAATCGTGGCGACGAGATCGAGCTGATTTCTGTCGGACTCAATGATCCATCGGCATTCGGCGATCTCCCATGGAAACATTATCCCGGCATCCCCGACGTTCCGCAGTACCTCTCATTTCTCCGTGATCTTCGACCGCATGTCGGGATCTGCCCACTACTCGACAATGCGTTCAACCGTTGCAAATCCCCGCAGAAAGCATATGAGTACGCCGGATTCGGCGGCGCAGCTCCCGTGTGCAGAAATATATCTCCATTCGACACCGAATACCGTGATATGCCAGCGCTACTTGTCGGTCGCTGCCAGGAATGGGCTGAGTGCGTCGGTCATCTCATGGACAATGAGGACGTGCGTCTATGGTATGTTCGGGCACTGCAAAAGATCATGATTGAAAAGTACGACGTGCGCAAACGCATCGGCTGCTGGACGGCGGCTTTCGATGCGGCGATCAAACACAGGAAAGAACACAGCTATGCCATCGCTCATTAGATCGATTTTCCAGTCGGCGGCAGACGGCATACGGCTACTCGCTGGCAAAGAAAATAAACCGCCACTCGGCATTGATATCATGGCGAGCGACTGGGAGAAGGAGCACGGTATCGAGAGCCGCACAGATCGCGACGAGGAATTCACTGACTATGCGCGTGCGTACAAGTTGCACCCGTGGCTCTATCGGTGCGTAAATGCCATTGCGCAGAATGTCGCACGTGTACCGATGCGGATGTACAAAGAGGTTAATGATGGCGACTCCGTCACCTACGAGGCGGCGCATGTACCTGATTTTGACGCCCTCATGCAGAAGCCGAACAGAATGACCGATGGGTTCACGTTATGGCAGGCAGGATGCGCGTATATGCTTCTCGATGGCAATTTGTACTTCGAAAAGGTGCCCTATGAGAACAAACGGATCGCCGAGCTCTACAACCTGCGATCGGATCTCATGAAGGTTGTCCCTGGCGAGGATGGCACAGTTATGGGGTATCTTTACAAGCTGAACGAAAAAGAGGTGCCATTCACCGCTGATCAAGTGTTCCATATGCACCTATGGAATCCATATACGCCGTATGTCGGTGTTGGACCAGCGAGTGCTGCGCGACTCGCGCTCGAGAACGACTTCTATGCCATCTCGTACAACAAGTGGGCGATGACGAACGCCGATACGCCCGGTGGGATCCTTACGAGCGACCAGTCCTACACTGATAAGCAAGTCGAGGAGCTGCGGCGACTTTGGAAGAAAGCCCACGGGCACGTTACCAACAAGGAGCGCACGGCGATCCTGCACAGCGGTCTTAAATGGCAGGATACAGCACTTAAGCCGAAGGATGCACAATGGCTTGAAGGTCGTCGGACGAATCGTGAAGAAATATGTACAGTATTCGGCGTTCCACCGTCGATGGCAGGAGCGTGGAAAAGTGTCAACTACGCTACGGCAAAAGAGGAGCGATTGTGGTTTTGGAACGAGACGATCATTCCGATACTGCAATTCATTCAGACATGCGTGACTTATTTCCTCATCAAGCCGCACTACGGGCCGGAATATCTCGTCGAATACGATCTGTCGACGATAGATGCACTCAAAGAGACCCTCGACAAGAAAATAGATGCCGTCGTGAAACTTACAAGCGCCGGGGTTCCCCTTAATTCGGCACTGCATGAAGTCGACCTTGCACCGAAAGGATATCCATTCCCGTGGGGAAATAGAGCCTATATTTCGGCTGCGCTCATGCCAACGGAAGACGCGCCTGATGCTGGCAAATCAATAACGGCGGTGCAACGAATGAAGGCTACTGTCGATCACAACGCAATATGGAAGGCATTCGACGCACGCAGGCGGAAAGCTGAGGTGGCCGTGCAGAAGGCCGTCGGCATGGGCTTGGAGGACATAGCGGACGAAGCCGTCGCGAACGTATCGCAGTCCATGCCGGAGATCCTTCACGAAATCAGTCCCGCAGCGATCAGTGCGGTCGTCGATGCCGCCGAAGCTCGACGGGCGATTATCGATCGCATGAAGCCGGTGATCGAAGCTATCTATGCAGCAGAGGCCGAGCATGAGGCTGCGCAGCAGGAGAAAAAGAGTGCGGCGAAGCAGGAACCATACGGCTGGGAGGATCTCGGTCCCGAAGCACTGCGGTATCTCGGCCTGCTCGGCGACAAGATAAAAACAGTTGTCGGCACCATGAAGGATGACTTGGTTGCGATGGCACGCGCGATCACACCAGAGATGCTTGAGGAGGGCGTGTCGCTCACTGAATTGTGCCGGAAGATACGCGAGATCATCGGTGACCGCGAACATTACCGTGCGGCGCGGATAGCGCGTACCGAGACCGGTTCGATAATGAATGCGGCGCATCAGGACGTGTTTAGCAAGAGCGACGTTGTGCATTCGAAGCGTTGGGTGAGCATGCGCGATCAAGACGTGCGCGATACGCACCGCGACCTCGATGGGCATGAGGTTGATAAGAGCGATGATTTCATCACTAGTACAGGGAATAGGCTGCGATATCCGAACGACCCGGATGGAGTACCGGAGGAAATAATCCAGTGCAGATGTACCATGATCGGCGTAACCGATTGAGCGCTGATGGGAGGCAATGGATTGAACCACGAACCGAAATGCAAATTCGCGCGGAATGTACACTGTCCGAAATGCCAGCGGTTGTTAAAGCCTGCCGATAGGATAGGATTTGCATACTGTGCGATTGTGCGTATCCAGAAAGGCAACGGTGCGTGGATGAAGAAGGGATGCGGGATACTGTATCGTTTACCAGATGAATTCATGGCAGAGACGAAGCATGAAAAAGACGAAGAAAGATCAAAACAAGCAGCAGCAATCGCAGCCGTTGGTTAATCCTGTTATCGATGATAACACGGCACGCTTAATCGCCGAGAAGTTTGATCTCAGAAAAGGAGATAAAGGCATGCAGACGAAACTCTGGGCGCATGGTGCGCTTCTGAAATCGGTTGATGTTGATAGGCGAGCAGTATTCGGTGTAGGAACGACGCTCGCCGTCGATCGTGAAGGCGAAGTCATCGTGCCGCGTGCATTCGAAAAGTCCGTCGCAGCGAAACCGCGTGATACTGCTGGCCTTCTGATGATCCCGATGTCATGGTCGCACTTCTGGGGTGATCCACCGGTGGCGCGTGTCGTCGACGTGCAGTTTACTGACACGGAGATGCCATTCGAAGGGCGGTTCGCCGATGAGGGAAGCTATGAATTCGCAGACGTCGTGTATCGTCTTTACGAACAGCGGATCCTTAACGATTTCAGTGTTGGGTTCATACCGGTGACGACAAGCAATGAGCACGTCTTGCCGATGCAGACAGGTGTAACGCACATTGAGGCTGAGTTGCTTGAAATTGCATGCGTGACAATACCATGCAATCCAGAGGCGCGACAGAGAATGCTGAAGATGCTCGGCGGCATGGATAGGATCGATCGGTTCCTGAAGGCCGCACGTGCCGAGGAAGCAATGGAGCTTTTCGGAGACGGCGGCTCAGTGCATATATTCGGCGGCACTGGCAAAGATGCGCAGCCGCCTGAGCCAGCGACGGTTGGTACTGAGACGAAACCTGGATTTGAAGAGACGGAGAATGAGGTTCGATACCGCGTGCGTGATCCGGAGTTGTTCGAACAGTTCAGGTACATTGATATCAAAAAGGACAAGCCGCGGGTTAAAGCCGTCTATGGCAAGTACAAAGGCAAGGATGAGTGGGCTATACAGGCGCTGCGATTCCCGAAAGAAGACGGATGGACGATCGAGAAAGCGAAGGAGTGGGTCAAAGACAATCCAGATGTAATCAAATCATTCAGCCAGTCGGAATTTATCGCGCTCCTTGTGTCGCTTGGATGGAATGATACTGAAGCGTTTGCTGAGATACGCAGCTGGACGCATGATATGAAAAGTGTTGTCCCACTTAATGTCATTCCGTTCAAGGCTATGGCGCGTGCTCCAATGAGTACGCCGCATGAGCCGGTCAGTCCGCTTGCGAACTCGGGCGCGGCGACATTGGGTGGCGGTACTTTATTCGCACACCACGCTGAGATTGAAGGGCAGCTCAAGACGGTGTGGCGCGCCGTTGTCGTGGCGATGCGACAATTGTTGCTGCATGATAACCATATGTTTAGCACTGAGATGTTTGCGGAGGTGTATGAACATCTCGCATCAGAATACAAGCATTTCGGTAAGCAGCCGCCAGTGATAACAACGATCGATGTGAAGGAGTTCGTCGCACAGCACTTAGAACAGAAGATTGACTTATCATGGATGCTGGAACTCGACGTGAGTACGCTCGTCAGTGCGTACGGCTGGGCTGCGTGCAGCAATGCAGTATCGGCTTCAGAACCACAGGAGTTGAAGCATGTACGTGAAGCGATGCAGCGGCGAGACAATGAGCTTCACGATGCGATCATGGAACTCAAGAACACTTACAGAACATTTGTCACGGTAGACGGACTGAAGCGCATCGTCGATGCCGAGAGGAAAAATATTCTCGGCACCGTCCTTGCCCTTAGGCAGTCCGGCAGGCTGTGACATTTTAATGGCGGGTGAAGTAGTAACACAACATAGTGGCGAGTAGGTAGAAGATGGAGAATGGCAGACGCCAATACTGTTACTGTGCAGATCCCCGAGGAGATAAAGCAATCGATTCTCGATCTGCGCAAGGTGGCTGAGGGAGCGGCCACAAAGGAAATGGTCGAGAAGGCGCTCGGCGATTTCCGTAAGGAGCTTGAAGGCTGGCGGCCAAACGGTCGCAGCGGCAGCGAGCCTCCTCCTGAGGAAGGGAAGGGAAAGGGTAAGTTTGACAAGGCGAGAGCAAAGACGCTGCTCGAGAAAATGATCATCGAGCCAGCGACCACTGCCGAACTGAAGCGGCTGCAGGAACTGAACGACGCATGCTACATCGTCGGGAAGACGATCGCGCACAATCGCAGCGTCGCCGATGGCGAAGTAATCCCGTACGCCAGCGTGGTGAAGGGTCTCGGGCTATACCAAGACTTCGCGCGGCAAGCGGGATCGAGCCTCAGCAAGGCAATGGACACAGCGACATCCGACGAGGGTGCCGAATTCATTCCGACTGGATTCAGCGCAAGCCTGATCGACCAGATACGGCTCGAGCTGCGTGTCCCGGCACTGTTCGGTCAGTTTACGATGCCGACATCGCCGTACACGTTCCCAGTCGCGGGGACCGATCTCACGGCGTTCAAGGTTCCTGAAGCGACGAGTGATAGTTTCCTCACCGAAGCCAACAAGATCACTGCGATGACTCCAGGGTCATCTAACGTGTCCTTCACGGCTGTCGGTCTGGGCGCACTCGTTGTGTTCAGTGAGGAAGTCGACGAGGACTCGATCGTTCCCGTGGTGCCGTATATCCGCGAACGGATAGCGATTGCAATGGCGCGTGCGAGGGAGACGGCGATTGTCAACGGTGACACGACTTCTGGGGAGAGCAACATCAACGGTACGACTGTTGGAAACAGCACGACCGACGCTCGCAAGTGCTGGTATGGGCTGCGGTACTACAGCCCGGCGGCGCAACAGGTGTCACTGGCGACGTTCAATCTCCAAACGATCCGCACCGTGCGTAGCAACATGGGTAAGTACGGCGTCGCGGTGAGCGATCTCGCATGGATCGCAAGTCTGAAGACCTCATTCAAGCTGCTTAATCTGCAGGATGATGGCGGCAACTATGTCGTAGTGACGCTCGATAAGTACGGGCCGAATGCGACAATCCTCACCGGTGAGGTCGGGAAGCTCGATGGCATCCCGGTCATCGTGAGTGAGCTGCTGCCGGACAACCTGAATGCATGCGGCTTGTACGACGGGGTGACGACCACGAAATCCGTGCTCGTGTGTGTCAACCGCAGATGCTTCTTGCAGGGCGAACGGCGCGGGCTGAGGATCCAGAGTGCGCCGATCATCTGGACTGATCAGGGTCTGATGGTTGCGAAGGCACGGCTGGCCTTCAAGCGAACGCTCACACCAGGAAGCGACGAGGCGTGCGCAAATCTTGGGTACGCCGTCGACGTGTCATAGCGTAAGTATCAGCACGTCGATGACAAATCTCTGGCTGGATGGGGCTTTGCGTGGCGAAGGATGCTGGGATGGTACTCGCCTGCTCGGCTCCCGTTATGCAGCCCCTCCAGCCGGAGAGGTTGAAAAAAATGAACGAACTATCAGGTGAGAGAACGCATGTCCGACACGGCAGGTGGCGTTGCAACGGACCGCCGTCAGACAAAATGCTCAAGCCGAAACGCAGACGGAAATCGCCGATCGTAGTCATGAAAGGCGCAACGCTGGTCGCATTGACTCTCATATTATGCTCTCATGCGAATGCTGATTTCCGCGATGTTATCCAACGCGCGAAGGAGATACTTTACGATAACGCGACGAGTGGCATGACGTCGACGAATGCACAGGATGCGATTGACGAAATTGATGGGAGGATTGATATATTCGAATTGCCGACGGCGACTCCAACAATCACACCAACTGCCACCACTACACCGACTGTTACTCCGACACCCACGGCAACCCCAACACTCAATCTCGACCAGATAGCTGATGGTGTGACCTACGGCCGCACGACGATAGTGGACAGAGATGAACTCCACGCATGGCTCACGGCGAACACACAGAGCATCTACATCGATGGGCTTCGCACGGACGACTACACGCCAGACGGCTCAGTGACTAAACCCTACAAGACAATCAAGGCGGCAGTTGCAGCGTTGACAGGGAGTTCCAGCGTTCGGTATTGCCTGCGCGTGGCGAGTGCGATATATACCGAAGATAATCCGATTACATGGAAGCAGTACCTATACATGGTTGGCGATTTTAAGCACAGCCCGCGCATCCAGCCGCTCAACAATTCGTACAACCTCATTGAGTTCCCGAGTGGCTACTGCACGAGCGACTTCGGGGAGCTGTCGTTCATCGCTCCGACGAATGGAGCCATATTCTACGCTGGCTCCGGCGCGAAGCCAATCGCAGGAGTCCACTCGTGTTTGCTCATCGGCTCCGGCGCGGGAAGTGTGGCATACCATTGCGAGGAAGACGGAAGTGGTTATCACGTGCGCGGCGGGTACGCCTTCGGGACGTTCGGTACGATCGCCGACATGGACGGCGGCAACTACTACGAGAGCGGATTCTGGGTGCATGAAGGTACGACCATCGGAACGTACCTTTCGGCATCGGGCGCACAGTCGCACGCCATCTATGATTTGAAGAACGACTCGACGGGCATAACGACGCTCGCCTACCTCAACAACGCGAGCGGGTCGCTCGACATCAATCGGCTGAAATCCGCAGCCATCACGACCCTGCTGCACCAGGACGCCGGCTCGACGACGCTCAACATGGGGCAGATGCGGTGCGACGCCAGGGTGCAGGTCGACGGCGGCGACGTCAGCGTGATGGGACTGGTGTCGGAAGTCGCGGCGGACATCATCGCGCTCGGCACTGCCGGCGCGGTGGACATACAGAACTGCAACCTGTACGCGACCGGCAGCGGGAGCAACTGCGTGGTGTTCAGCGCGCAGCCGTCGACAGCGAAGGTGATGAACTGCGTCATGGAGACCTCCACGGGTGCCTACGACATGGACTCATCCGTGTCGCTCGACGCGCGGCTCATCAACAACACATTCTACGACGGCATCGACACGGACATAGTGGACTCGTCGACCTCGGACAGGCTCGTGCCGGGTGTGTACGCAACGATACAGGACGGGCTGGACGCAGCGAGCGCGAACGAGCGGGTGCTCGTCGCGTCGGGGACGTACGCCGAGCAGATAACACTCAAGTATAAAGTGACAGTCGAGGGGGCGAGCGCGGCGTCCACGATACTACAGTACGCCGGCCACCCTATAGCTGACCTCAACGCCTCGTGGCCGGGAGCATACGTTAGGAACCTGACAGTGAAGCCGACGAGCGGGACGGTCATCATGGGCGCAGTAAGCGGACTCGCCACGTTCAGCGACTGCACCTTCGAGGACGGCACGGCGCTGGCGGTGGACATGTCGGCCCTCACCGGGCACGTGACGGTGACCTACAGCGGATGCTCGCTCTCACCGAACTCCACGAACGTCGCGCCGCTCTCGACAACCGGCACGAGCGCGAGCGGCAAGATAGTCACAGCGACACTCGACGGCTGTACCGTACAGAACGGCGAATCGGCGGGGGCAATCTCGTTCGCCGGGGTAAGCACGGGTACGAACGCGAGCGCCATCAATCTGACCAACGGCTCGACAGCGGGGATCATCAACTGCGGCACGGACGCCGGAGCGACGGTGGACGACTCGACGCTCTACGACGAGTGGGCGGCGAGCCCGACGGCGCTGATAACAATGAACACGACGCAGGCACCCATCTACTGTCGCCGCTCGACGCTCACGAACTGGAACGGTGGCGCGTGCATATCGTTCACAGCCGAGCCCGCATACGGATACATACAGGACAATATGCTGGAGAGCAGCGCGACGTATGACGTCGAGAGCTCTGTGCCGATAGACTCGATACTGATAAGATACAACAACTTCGCCGTCGGCCTCGACCCCGACTTCACGTGGACTGGCATGAACGTCATCGGCGCGACGACGAAGGTGTACAACGACCTCTGGATTGGAAACAACTGCTCGGCACTCTCGTTCACCGACCGGTCGAGCTACCTCACGCCGGGGAAGGCGATCGAGGTCATCAAGAACATCAGGGCGAAAGAGAAAGACAACAAGACCGGGTGGGGCAAGGTCGACAAGGACGCGCTGCCAGCGGAGCTCGTCGTGCTGCGTGAGCTGCCTGTCGGAACGGGAAAGGTCAAGATCGAAAAGGAGAGGAATCTCTCGAGCACGGTGAGCGCGATACTCGGAGCGACTCAAAGTCTCATCGAGCGAGTCGAGAAGCTAGAGAAGCGAGTCGAGAAGCTAGAGAAGGGAGAATTGAAATGAGGCGTTTTTTATTTCTACTTTCAGTCTGGCTTGCCATTCCATTCACGGTGATTGCGCGTGATATGGGGTATATCAACGAAGTATTGCACGATAGCATTATCGTTTATGACATTGCATCTGGCACGTTTGTAACCGGTCTCAATGACGGCGATTTCACGAAGCGAATATCTAAGGACGGGACTGCCGATGCGACCACCGTGATAGTGACAGAGATAAATCCATCGACACGTCCGGGCGAATACGACGTGTCATTCACGCCGACATCTGCTGGGAGTTATTCGTTGCTCGTTATCAATGCAACGTACTTCCCGGCTGGAAAACTCGCGGTGTATGATGTGCAATCCAATTCGCTCGACGATATTAGAACACGAGGCGACGTTGCATGGATAACAGCAACAGGTTTTTCGACGCATAGTGCCGCAGATGTTTGGGCGGTGCCAACAAGGGCAATTACTGATAAAAACGGTTTCAGTCTCGCAGCAAACCAATCCAGCGTGACAATCGGCACAGTGACGACTATCACGAATGATGTTGGCATAACACAGGCTGGAGCTGATAAGACTTGGAGTACAGCATCGCGAGCACTCACCGATAAGTCAGGATTCTCGCTTGCAGCTGATCAGAGCGCCGTTACGGTAGGAACTGTTAATGCGCTCGGGACAATTGCGAAGAGTGATGTTCGTACACAAGTTGATGGCGCACTCACTGCGATTGAGCTCGACCATCTTATACACACATCGTTCGGCGCAGCAAAAGCTACTGTTGGATCACTTCTCGATCTCATCATGCATAAAGACGAATCACAAACATTCGCACGCGATACCGATTCGCTCGAAGCACTAGGCGAAGCAGG